GGGTCCACGGTCTTGCTAGCGTTTGTATATTGATATCCGACTTGATTAAAGTATGCTTGAATAGACTGAAAGTTGAAAAATTCAACAGCTTGATCAGAAACGGTATATAAATTATCGTCTCCTAAAGCTGTAAATTCCACATTTCTTTCAAAGTCCACCAAACTGGCAGCGAGCGATGCATCGCTTGGAGATCCAACGAGAACAAATTTGTCCTCACTGATTCCAAGCCATGCCATTCTAATTAATAAACTATTAAGTATATTATTTAGAATAAGAGTAAGCCATACTCCTGAGCTCAAGCTACCATTAAGACCAATAAGGTCTTGCTCCATCAGAAGAATAGGATATATTATTTCCGTCATAATAACGGAGAAAATCCTCTCCTGAGGGAGGCTAATGTTAAAAACACTACGAATAACATTAACCATGACAGAATAGGCCCCACTAAGGGCTACTGCCGCTGATTTTTTGTCATATTTGGAGAAATCTCCATCGAACGCATTGGGATGTCGATTGAGTCTATGAAAAACCTGACCCCATTGCGTACTATAACAATTAAGACCAGCTACAGTTTCCGTCATTTGGAAATTAGCTATAAAAATTCCGGAGAACGATCCGAAGAACATCTTCTGAATGATAACCATATCAACAGGAGCAGCAGTAAACACTCGAATAGAGCGTTTTGCTACTTTACTCCTATCACGTGGTTCATCTTTCATACAGGTCTTCATTACATGGTCGTAACGTGTCCCACTTTCGTAGACAGATAAAACGTTCTCGATCGCTGAGCGCAGTTCGTCATTAGGGACGAAACCTGCTGGAGCGTATTCGGAATCTGAAGGAACTAATAGATCAATTTTCTTGCAACTAAAGGGCCATCCTGCTGAAGTATGTTTCGGCAATGGACGACAATAATCATTGTATGATGCCCCACTGCAAGAGTGATCTATGTCCCAGAATTCAACTTCCTTGAATTCATCAACCCTGAAAAACTTTTCAGCTAGGTGTTTAACACAAGCCTCTAAGTGTTTCAAATTTAAATTAACTGCAGGTTTACTAACCTGATCAAGCATATTACGGTAAACACCGTAGTAATGGCCAGATTCAGACCTGTAGGATTTAAAATTGGGTTGTATTAAACTATGATGATATTCAGGGGGAAAATATTTAGCAAAGAATTTGAAGGTAGGTAAATTAAACACTTTAGATCTTGGACGTGAAATATTCACGGGCAAAACTCCAAAGGTTTTAATAGAACCTACCTCCATAGATTCCATCCACCACGAATTACAATTTCGGGTGGGCATCTGTAGTTCTTTGCTAATATCACCTAAATTAGGTGATTCTTCTATCAAATTACCGCTGGTAGGTTTAAGGATAGGTGTTACATGCGATTCAATCGCTTGTACTAACACCTTTCCATTAACATGTTCAGCAGCAACAATATTATCGCCGACAACGCCGGCAACAATTATCCCAACAATAAAATTTTGGGATCTATGTTCGCATATCATAGGACTACCACAGTTACCTTTAAAACTTGGGAATGTTGATCTACCCACGATTCCACGTCGTGAGTAAACATCATTTCCAATTGTAACATTAAAATTACTGAAGTTACCTTCAAAGCCAACTTCAATAGCGGAGTAGTCATTTGGATCATACGAAAAATAGGTAGCGTTGACAGATTGCATAGAACCTTTGTCCTCTAAAAAATATTTAAGAAGACTAGGTCCAGCACGCAAGCTAGGAAGATAAAGAAGACAAGAATCGTCACCAATATTGATGACGTGAATATTCTTTAGGGATAAAGTAAGAATCTTTTCCCTATAGATTTCTCCTTCTTCATCAGCTATAGGCTCTAAAACATCAAATGTACTAGAACCTAATTTGTCAACAAAATGTCGAACACACAAATGGTAACAAGAATGTACATTTATAATATGCACATACTCACCATTAGAAGTATTCATGATAAGTTTTGTATTACTCCAAATTTTAGAAATAAGGAGTTCTTTAGGACTAGCACAAGCCTTCCCATAGATAGTCTTCGAAACATTGCTGTTTCCCCAAATATTATTTGTTGAGGAAACAACTTTACTTGGAACCCTAGGTTGGTTCGGAGGAAGATCAGATCTAGGAAGAGCTTTTCCAGAAGTCTCAATAACACTTTCAGTTTTCTCACCGCCAGTTAAATATCTGGCAAGAAGATAACTTCCAGTGAGAGCAGCTAAAATAGCTACAACATGGAAATTGGAATGTAAAGCTTCTGTACGCAAACTAGTGTACAAATACTTGCCAATAGCCTGTTTAAGAGAAAGCTTCTGTTTAGCAATGCTAGTCAAAACTTTTAAATACTGTTTTTCCAAAATAGCTCGATAATGAGCTACTTGGACACGTCTGGTATACTTATTATTAATTCCTAAAAATTGAATTAATAAAACCAGAGCAGTAGTTAAAAGGTACATTAGGTAAGTACAGAAGTATAAGAAAAACGAAGGGGCTACAAGAGAGCCAGACGTTTGCTCAAAACATGAACAAGCATATTTACCACAAGCAGTACATTTGATGTCAGTGACATTCGAAAATGTATTGTTTTGATGGTTTATAACAGTTTGTTTATGTTTACGAGCAGAATCTCTAATATACTCTATAACTTCCTGAAAAGATATATAAGATTTGGGATCGTTAAAGCCATTCATGCCTTTAGTACGAACACCAAAACTTACTGGGTAAAAATCTGGATGAAACTTAGCACGATCGCCAAGTTCTGCACGGAGCTCAGCTCGACGTGCGTGTAAAAAGTCCAGATTAATACCTCCAACTGGGAGAGCGCCATCATAATTAGTGTACTCATGTTTGATTTTAACATCAAGTACAATATGAAAGCGATTCCAAGCTGCAGGTAAATGGTTAACAAGTTCAGGTAAACCAAAATCTTGCTTATTTGAAGCAATGAAAATGGCACGTGGCCTGAATTCTCGTTTACCTTTCTCCTCCAAATGAGCGCTATTCAGAATAAATTTACCAGAGCTGCAAAATTCTAAGAAAGAATTAGCAACTATATTATTGGTATTTCTGTCTGCGTTTTTGTAAGCTCCAAGCTCATCAAATAACACAGAATGGTGCTCATTTGGCCTGTAAGAGGCAAGATATTGGTCATTGCCGTTCAGAATCTGAAAATGTTCAGAAGCGTTATGGCATTCATAACCAAATTCTTGTAATATGATTTGGGAAAATAGAGGAGCAAGGAAAGTAGTCTTTCCAGAACCAGAATCTCCAGCGAGACCAACAACAAAAGGAGGGTCGCGGGGAGCTGAACTTGCATTGATAAAATTATCATACAAGTGAGCAATATCTCTCATGGAGTGCTGTACAAGCAATCTC